TTGGATCCTTCTGGTAATCCTTTTTGTGGAAGAAAAGCGTTTAATATACCTCCACCTGGAAGGAAATTAAGAAGAGTATCTGTTGCACTAGGTATAGGTTTTACTACACCCATTTGTGTAGGTTGCCCTATATAAAAATCTCCTGCTTGATACGGCTGTCCTGTTTTTAATGAAGGTAATCCTGTTGCCTGTCTAAATCTTAGATTATTTATTTCATTAATTCTGTCTTGTCCTAAAATATTGGTATAGCTAACTTTATCTGGACCTAATAATCTGGAGAAGAAAGACTCTGGGAACGGATTAGTAGCAGTTGCACCTCTACCAGTGGTGTAAGCTTGTTGTGGGGTAAGACCAGTTACAAACGAGTTAAAATCTTCTGCACTATCACCTGATCCTAAATCAGAAGAGAAACCAGAGGGAACAGTGCCACCAGTAGCACCAGAAGGATCTAGTCCACCTTGAATGGATTCCATATCTTCTTGAGAAAAATCAACTTCCATTAAAATATGCCTTTAAATTTTTTACCTTTGACTTGAGCACCACAACCTCTGAAAGCACCACCGTCTCTCATTCTTCGCATACGAGGTTTGTTAAATTTAGGGTTAGGTTTTACTAAAAATGTTTTACCATCAATATTTCTCAATGTTTCGCCTTTACTTGTTTTCAGCACACCTTTAAATGGAGTCAATATTTCTTTTGGTTCGTTTTTTCTAACGCTTGGAGAACGTCTCGCTCCCATCTTTTTTCTCATTGTTCCGCCAAGTGCTTTTTCTATTACACCTCTACCAATAAGAATATCTTTCATGGTTGTTTTACCATCGCCACTTAAATCTGGAAAACCTCCTTTTTTCATTTTTAATGTGCCTCCTTTTTTCTTTGCCTCTCTTAAAGCTTTTACTTTGGCTTTCATCTCTTTTTCACCAATTATACCTTTTTGATACATATTTAGAATGTTTTTAAATTGACCGACTTTTGCTGGTCCACTTCTCTCTGGTCTTATTCTAGTAATTTTACCTTTGTTTGCTTTGATTGGTTTCATTGTTTTCTCCAATATCTGTGAACCTCCGTCTTTCCGACTACGACCCTTGTTAATCAAATCTTTTGCTTGATTGTAGTTTATTCCTAGATCATTTGCAAACTGTCTAACCCTTGCCATGTGCTCTCCTTATCGATTCTTTACCTTTTTTAAATATAGCAGCCACTTTTGCCTTACCCATTACTTTGGCTCTTTGTTCACCAACTGTCAATATTTGGATCTTTCTTGCATAAGGTTTATTAACTCTTTTAACTTTTGCGACTGTCGCTCTAGCATCTGCTGGAGTAGCGAATTTAATTCTAACTGTGTCTTTAGGGTTCTCGTCAGTGTACAAACGTCTACCAGAACCTTTTGGTTTTTTTCCAGTTCCAACTTTAGGATCTTTTCTTTTTACCATTTTTCAAAACACTTCTTAAAAGTTTAGCTTGTTGTGCATGTGTCTTACTAGCCTTTTGTAATCCTTTCATGACTTTTTTAACTTTCCTTTTCATATTCAGTCTCCTCTACAGGAATCGTACACATAGGACATTTATATGTGGTAAGTTTTACGACACCCGCAAAAGGTATCGGTTCTTCTGTTTCTGTTTTAGTATATGCTATTTTGTGTATAGGACAAATACTTGCTGGGACTATCTCTATCATTTTTTTGTATCCGTCTTTTTCATCTTATCATAGCTCCTCATGCCTCCGATTCCGAGCATACCAAACATCAAAGGCATCATAACAGACATATCTGCTTGTGGGATCGTAATCCCAAAACCAGCACAAATAGGTGCTACCATGTAATTTATACCTAGGCTGAGTCCCGAAATCCAGCCAATAAGGGGTCGCCACGAGCTTTGAAACCAGTTGCCCTTGGCATCTTCTTTTAAAACTTCTATCTGAGCGAGTGCTAATTCTTGAGCATGTCTTTCAGACATGGTGGCTATCTTATGAGCGAGTTCTGCCTTTTTGTCTGCATCTGGTATAAACTTATCTAGTAGTCCAGTGACTGGACCTATCAACGCTTGTAACATTATTTAACTCCGTTCTTTGCCATGTATGCACTTGTTCCCATATAAGTTCCCACTATACCAGCACCTGATATATAAAATAGGTTGCTTATATCTGCCAACGCCTGCACACGCTCTATGGGAACTATGAACATTGCAACTGTAAAAACTCCCATACCTATAAGAGTGTATCTAGCCATGCGTAATTGTGCAAGATTTTTGCGTAATTTTGTCTCTGTCTCCTTGATTTCTTTTGCTCTTTGGAGCTCCTCGTCTGTAATTGTGTTGTCACCATCGAGGTCATATTGATTTAAAATAGAGTCTTTTTGTAATTTTTTCTGCGTCATTTCCTACCTATACTTCGTAAACTTTCCATAACTTTATCAATGTCTGGTTCTTCGCCATTAGGGTCATACAAACATTTGTATTTTTTAGGACACCAAGTTTCTATCATCATTGTAAAAGTTTTGTTGCCCCCTTGATAGATACATGCTCTTTTGTTTGTGTATTTTGACGTAATTCTCTTCTTAAGTCTACATGTTGTGTATTTTTTTGTGTCTGGATTACGCCATTCCTTCTGTTGTCTTGAGTAATCTCTAGGTGTGAATTTGTAATCACCTCTTGCTTTTTTAATCCAAATACTAGCAATTAACACTGCAAACGCACCAACTAAAAGTGCACAAATAAGCCAGCCAATAGCCTCACCGATTTGTCTTCTCAACTGTTGTTGTTTGTATATTGTTTGCTGTCGTTCTTTGCGTATTTGTCCTTCCATCTTGAGTAAGTCATCGTAGGCTTGTGGGCCATAAGTCATATTCAAGAACATTTTTAGCTCGTATCGCTGTTCTTCTAACTTCTTTTTTGCAGCAAAAGCTGCCATAGCCGCTTCTTCTACAGACCCAGCCTTGAATAATTTACCAAATAATGGAGGGTTTTTTGCCTGTTTTTCTGCATTATCAACATCAGATACGGCTCCCATCCATCTTCCGATGTCCCCAGACATTTGTTCAATATCACGACCTACTGCAAATCCTTTTTTGATTGCGTCAAATGCTTTCGATGCCACTCCTACGGCTACTGATATAGTTACAGGATCCATAATATACTTTTATCACAATTTACTTCTTTTTGTTAGCTTTTGCAGCAGCCATGTTTATTCTATAAACATTTACATCGTTTCTATCGTCAGCGATGTTTGACTGTAGTTGTTGTCTTTGTTGTGCAAGTTCATAGGCTTGTTGTAATTTGGCAGCGTCAATCTGAAAATTCATCTGATCATTCATTGCTTTACGCTGTAACTCTGCTGAATCATTCTCAAGTTCTTGTTTTCTGATCTCAACTAGAGGATCTGGTGGTGTTGCTGGTGCTAATGCTGGTAGTAATTCATTCAATATCTCACCAGTTTGTTGAGCAATCGCTGCCTCTATTGCTGCAGGATTGATTTGTGGAACAGGTTCACCTCTCATTTGTGCTTCTTCTGCTGCTTTTTGGAAGAAAGCTGTAACCTGATCACGAGCCATCATACCTATGTGATCTTGCACATGTGCATGTAACATCAAAAACCCTTGTGGATTTGCTTGTGATGCTGGATTTGCCAAGAAAGGTATGTGTGCTCTTACATGTGCTTCGTGATCCTGCTCTGGGAAAGCCTGTAAAGGCATACCTTTTAGTGCATTTCCATTCTCGGTTGCTGGATCAATAGGTGCTGGTTGTGGTGGCTCGGGCAAAATTGCGTCAATATTCTTAATATCTAACGCATCATACATCCTTCTATACGCCTCACGAAGATTGTGCATCTGTGGTGCGGCTTGTGCCATCTGTAATTGTGTTTGAGCAAGCGATAATCGCTGTGACATAGAAAAAATGTTAGGATCTGACACTGGAAGTATGTCTACACGACCATCAAAGTCCTGTTGCATGGTCTCTGGAGGCACATTTCCAACAAAATATGGGTATGGAACAGGATTTTCGCTAAAAATCTCCGATAGCATGCGAAATTCTTGCTTTTGTCCGTAATGTAGACGCTTATGTATGCTCGAAATGATCTTTGAACCCTGTTCAATGAGTGCAACAGTCGTTCCAACAGGTGCTTGTGAGTTAACATCCGCTATTTTTGCGTCAGCAACCTGTGCAAAACGCTTTCCAGAGTCAACAACAACACCCAAAAGGTTCGCTAATGTGGCAGATGGCTCTTTGTATGGCAATGGGATGATGGAATTTTTGAGATCACCACCCGGTACATCGATATCTCTGAACTCACCAGGGTTAAGAGGCTCATCATCATTACGAATACGAACACCTCTCGACTTAAAACCAGCTGGAAGATTAGATAAAGTACCCGCATCGATCAACTGCCTTAGAATCGATGTCGCTGCACGAGATAATCCACCGATTGTGTGCAGTAACCCGAATCCATAAAAACCAAAACCCGGTAAAAATTTGAAATGAACAAAATATTGTCTTTTTCTCTTTAATGGGTCTTGCTCTCTAAAGTTTCTAACCACCGATAACACTTTTCCAGAGTTTTGATCAATGGTAACAATATAAGGGAGCATAACCCCCGAAGGATTCCCCTCCATATCCAAGTCTTCAAAACCTTCCAGATCCAAGTCAATGTGACATTCCAGTAACGTATAAGAGTCATCAGAGTAGTTTGGACGTAATCCCAACAACTCGTCAGCACGCTCTTGGATAGCACCTTCGTCTTCGCCATCGCTTGCTTCAGATAATTCAACATCTCTATATACTCCTGCTACTTGTAGTTTGCGAACATCATTATACGACATTGTGACAACATGTGTAACTCTTTCTGCTGTCATTAAGTCAGATGCAGAATACGGAACTACTAAATCTTCGGCTGGTACAAACTTAGACACGGCTCTTTTTTTAGTTTCATCAAAGTAAACTTTCTTAAAAGTAGAACCTGTTAACGGCAAATAAAACAACATTTGGTCTGTGTCAGCATCGTATTCTTCCATAACTTCGGTTAACTGATAATTCATGAAATCTTCTACACGCTGTGCCTGATCTTCAGTAACCTTGGTCGGTGCACCAAGGATCTGGGTCTTTACAGGACCGCCACTTGGTAACATTTCTTTGTAAGCCTGTGCTTGGAACTGGGTCACTGCTTCTGATAAAAGTGGATGAGTTACACCACTAGCACCCATGAATGGCTCACTTCTGTCTTCATAGTTGATACCAAGCAACCCTAAACCTTTTGCAATCGCTTCTTCCCAGTCCTCTCTTGACTCAACATCTTCACGAAACTTTGATTGAATATCAGAGGACAAATCTCCTAAAACAGAATCATCGAGAACTTCTGCAAGATTGGCTGTGTGATCATAAGCCTCTGCTTGTACCTCAACTTCTTCTTCGCCAGCCATCTCAATGCCTTCTGGCATTTCTTCCATATCTTCTTCTAATTCAATATCAAGAGCTTCATCTTCAGGCATCGGTGATCCACCTGCTCCCATAGCTGATTCTACCATTCCTGCAATTTGTCTAGGTTCTGTTGCCATTAGTATATCCTCGTGGTTCGTTTTTTGCCGGGTAATAATCTATCTGAAAATCTATTCTGCACTTCTATAAAAGCTCCGTTGTTTGCATTGACCAATCCTCCAGACGCATATTTTTGTCCAGGGTATTTTTGTATAAACGCCCTTTG